TCGCCAGGCGCACCAAGGGACAGCGTGTTCGGGGCTGACCAGGAAAGCCCGTCCACAGAATACTGCGTGGCAATCTCAGGCGAATCCCCAAGGGCAGCACGCCCGGTCAGTGATACCAATTCGAGTTTATGAATCAGCGCATTGGCTCCTGCATAGACAATAGGTGTTGTGAATTGCCACTGAATATCCTCGCCCCAATGGGTGTAAACGTCATCAGTCAGATAACCGATATCACTCGATTCGGTATCCCCAACCATCCACTTTCCATAACACCAGACCGCATTTGTCGCCCGGTAACTGGTGCCTGAGTTCAGGTGATACCAGACTGGCTGACCAAGGGCTTTGCTTGCCAGGAAATCGTAGGCCAATGCCTGGGTAGGCAACTGAATCACCAGTGTGCTATGGCCGCGACCCTCACGGACCTCTAGCACCACTGAGCGCAATTCAGACTCGGTATACTCGGCAAGAATCAGGTCAATTTCACGGGTCGATATCTTCCGGGAATCGCCATTGGCACCAACCCAGACTGAAATTTCCTCGTTGCGACCACCACCAATGAACGCAATCGCGTCCTGGAACACACAGCAGGCATGGGTGCCTACAGCGCCCTTTTGAATTTGCGCTCCGTCAATACGTTGGAAGGGGAAAGTCACTCCGCCAATGTTGTCGAACACTTCGATTGTGTAACGGTTGATCGCATGAACTTCATTGCGCGCCTTGAGTAGCGCAACAACAGGATCAGGGTCAACCTCGGATGATCCGTACTTCAACGGGTTTACCGATGTCGGGTCACTCAGTTCAGTGACCACCAGATATTCCCCGTCCGTGGTCATAAAGTAGCCATCGACCCACACCACGTCCAGGACGCGGCCAAGATCCGGATCGGTCACCTGAGTCAGTGTCGAGCCATCGTAATAGAACAGATTGCCGTTCGATGCGATACCCAGACGGTCAAAGGAGTAATCCATTGACACCTGGGCAGATCCACCCACATCGCCCAACGTGGTCACTATGCCTGACGGATCAACGGACACCAGTTTTGTACCCATCACCCGGATACAGTCGCCATCCCAATTAATCGCACCACGGTCAGCCCCTGGACCAGTACCCAACTGAACAATGCCGTCAGCAGGCTTCAGATACCCAGCACTAACGCCAGACTGCTCAGGCACTGGCACCATGTTGACCGGATACGCAGACCTAATATTGGCTTTGCTATCGGTATAGACCCCGTTGAGGATTGATATCTGCACTCACGCCACCCGATACCATGTATCCGCGTATTCATCGAATTTCAGGGTGAAATAATCATTGGCTGACAAACTGGTTGGCGCACCCGTTACCGTGGCACCGTTTCCGCTAACTGTCAGCGTAGTGACTGCCTGGGTGCAGTTCACGGTAACCGTCTGCTTGTCGGTCAAGCTCGCCAGGGCAGGCAGTGTGATCGTGCCAGCCGCATATCCTGCCGCCGGGGTAACGATCAGGTGAACATCTCCAGCGTCGTCGCTGCCATCCGTTACCGTCACGCTCCATCCGGTCGCACTCGGCGCATAACGCTGTGTCGTGGGTTTCGGGTCGGTGAACGTCAGATTGGCTTGCAACCATGATTTCAGCAACGTGAGCGATGATTTTCGCGCGTCACCGTTCCCAGAATCATAGATAGGAATCTGGTCGCCGCCTTCGAGCGAATCAACGGCAGAAAGTCGGTTGATAGTTGTCATGTGAACTCCAATTCGCCGTCGGTGCCGGTCGATATACTGTTATCAGTGCCAGAGAAATATTGCTCATCAAATCCAGGCTTATTACCTGCCCCGACAGGCATTGTTGAGGGGTACTGTCGCGAAGCAGGAAACGATGTCTTGCTTGCCAGGGTATTGAGCGCCGTCTTGGCTGACACCTTGGTTTCCCGCTGCACAGGGCGACCAAAAGAAGGCGCAATCAGAATCGCCAGATTCTGGATGATCGCTTGGATAGCGTAATCAGGCACCCCGGAATCGTCGTCAATATCGGATGCCGTAGGATCTGCCGCCATCGGGTAACCGATTCGGATGCCCCTGCCGTTCCATTCCGCCATCATGGCATCGAGTCGGCGCAGACCATACTGCAACTGCTCTGCTGTCAGATCGAACACATAGGGCGCAAGTCCGATTTCTTCGAACGCGCTGTTAATCAGTTGCAGTTTTGTCCACGACATCGCTTGTTACCTTTTTCGGTCGGCCTCGGCGCTTCTTCCCGATCTCATCAACACGACACCAGCCGGCTGATTTTGCCGCCTTGATCTTAGAATCGTCAGAAACATCGAATGCTTTGCATTCTAGCACCAGATCACCGAATTTCACGGTCTCGAATGGTGTTCGCCCTTTCGATGGCCGATAAAACATTTCCATGCTCATTTGCGCCCCCTGCCTCGGCCTTTTTTGCGCTTACACGCCATAATTCACCTCACATAAAAAAGGGAGGCGCAATGCCTCCCTTGTGGTCACCGATTAGCGGTTACGCCTGACCTTCGAGCATGATACCGGCCAACTCGTAGTTCAGCACCTCCACGTTTGCCCAGACAAACATACGGTATTTCGCCACAAGCGTATCAATGTTGCTGTCCGACAGCATAACGATCTGGATTCCCGAATCGGTGGTCGCTTTGCGGACTTTCTTGCCGGAAGCCTCGAAAGGTTCGGTATTGAAATCCGCATGAATGATTTCCACGGCGTCCTTTTCAAAGAACACACTGGCAGGCTTGGTGGTGGTGTTGAGCACCGTGATAGCCGCGTTGTCCGCTGGAGTTGTGTTGACGTTTGCATAATCCTTCTGGCTCTGATTGGCACCGTCAGCCGGGACAATGGCCGGAGCAATGGTCCAGTCAGCGCCGTCGATAGCCAGGATGCGGAACGTCTTAAGCTGCCCGGTAGACTGCTTGTTGATGTGACCCACCGCGTATACGCCTGCAATAGTAAACGCATCACCCACAGCCGCATTGGAGCCGGTATCAACCGTGAGGGTCTGAGTCCGGTTATCCACCGGAAGGCCGCCAGAAGATGCCGCGGGGGTCGTGTGCTGGTTTGCGCCATTAACCAGATAGCCAGACGCAGAAGATCCGGTAATGCTCTTGCCATAATCAACACGAAAGGTGTCGAAACCGGCAATTGGCGGCAACTGAGAGCGGGTGTAGGCATCCATCGGGGCTTGGTTCATGGTACCGCGACCAGCCAAATTGCCTGCGAGGTTCTTCGCCATGCGAGGGTTCAGGTACATGCAGCGCATACCCTTGGATGCCTGTTGCTCCAGCATCAACGCATCAGCCTCGGCGGCCTCGTCATAAGTGTCGATATTGCCGGACTGAATCACCGCCAGGGTGCCGTAGGTGGCAATGGCATCAGCGACCAGGGTATCAACTTTGTTCGACAGCATGATGTTCGTTGCATCGACGATATTCTTCTGCATGTGCGGGTTATTCAGATCCACACCAGTCAGAGAAACCGGGACGTTACGAATGTGCGATTCGGTCAGGGTTGACGGTACGGTCAGCTCGGTCAGGTCGTTGTAACTGGACGACATATCCCGACCATCGACCACCTCGGTCAGCATTGGCATTGGGCGGTAGAAGGTCTGCCCGCCTTCGGCCAGGGCACCTGCATTCGGCTTGTACATGGAAACGTTCTTGGCAGAAACGTTGGTTGCTTCAAAGCCTGATACCACCTCTTCAAAGAAGATGTCGACTTTGCTGGAAAAATCATTGGCCATTGTTGGCTACTCCCAAAAATTAATTGCGCTTCATCTTTCGGCGGTATGCGGTGACCTTGGAAAAATCACCCGTTCGTGCCGCCTCTTCACGAAGCTTGGACAGATTCGAGTCAGCAGTACCGACAGAGCGTGCCCCGCCTGATACCGTCTTTTCTGGCCGCGTTGCTGCTTTTCGCTTTCCGACTTTCAATTGCGTCTCCAGCTTTGCCACGGCAAACGCGAATTTAACCGGGTCTTTGATGGATGAAATTTCTTTGGCCTTGGCTGGATTTTTGCCCAATGCGTAAACCACCAATGCCGGGTTATCAGCACCCTGGAGAATCATCCCCTGCTGGGTGTTAGACAAGCTCTCCTGCACCAATGCTTCAGCATCGTCATAGTCCCGAACCTTCAACTCCTTGCGCTTTTCAGCGTAGGCGTTAAGGGTGCTATGCCATGCCTGCTCCTGCGCCTGTCGTTCGGCCTCAGCCTGCTCCAGTTCAGCATCGTATTGGCGCTTACGGTCAAACCATTCAGTCAGACCAGACTCGTACGCCTCTGCATCATAGTCGTAGTCATCCAGCGTTGGTTTTTTGCCGGGGTCAGATACTCGCGCCGCTGGGGCATTCATTGCCTCCAGTTTCGCTTTCAGTTCCCGGTTTTCCCGTTGCGTCTCACGGTGCGTTTTACGCAGTTCCCGCACCCATTCAGGTGCGTGTTCCGTTTCATCCTCTTGAGGTGGCGATTCCTCACCGATTGACACCGTAACTTCGTCATCGTCGCTTTCCTCTTCTTCAGGCTGTCCGGCTTCGAGTTCCTCGACCTCGGTTTCAACCTCTTCCAATTCCTGCTCGACCTCTTCCGTTACTTCTTCAATCTCTTCTGCCGTTGCGTTCATAAATAGACCCGTTTTGACTCACTCATTTGGGAGAGTGGATACCCATAGACAATATTCTATGCCAAACGCCGGAAATATCAATAAAGCTCTGTAATTCCTTCGGTGCCATAGGCATAAAAAAACCCCAAAGAGTGGTGAGACGCTCAATGGGGTTTGGATGGCCGATACAGAACGACCACTGTTCCTATTCCGTAGAAAGACCGGGAACAGTGGCCACCATTAACCTGCTGGCCTTTTCAATCATATCACCATTTCAACCGTCTCTGCTGCCGTCTTGGCAGTTTCTGCTGCCTCCCTTTCAGCTTTTGCCAGCTTCAGGATAACGTCAGCTTTCGATTCCTCGGCCTGGGCGGCCTCTTTCATCGCTGCCGCTTCCAGGTAGGTGGTATTCGCGTCCGGCTGCTGGTTTTGCAGTGCCTGCGCAAGTTGTTCAGCTTCTTCCGTAGTCGGCTCAAGCACGCCCTGGAGCACAAGCCGCTGCCTGAAGTATTTCCTTGCATCGCTCAAGCCTTCCCCTTCCATGTTCATCATGGCCATATTGGACAGAACATTCAGCGTTTCAGGATCTGCGGTGACCTGCATCATGCCGGTAATTGCCCGGACGGTAGCCGCTCGCTTGCTGCTCGACGATGGGCCAACATCCACCGACACGTTGAATTTAGCCGTGGACAAATCGTTGTCGAGGTAGGTTTCCCCGGTTTCCTGGTCAAGTTTCGGCTCCAGCAATTCGACACTGCTAATCGCCTTGTCTGGACCGACAGACTTCAGTTTCCTGCCCTTCTCGACATAGATATCCTTCGCCATTGCCAGCCAGACCTCACCTGATCGACGCACCGCTTTGGACATATTCGACATATAGATAAAACTCTGCATGTCCAATCGGTTCTGGATCAGCTCGACCGCCTTGCCTGAGATGTTGGACATCACCTCCTCGCCCTCCTGCTGATTGCCCAGCAGGTCGGACATATCCTGTTCGGTGATCTGCAATAAAGCAGCCATTGCTGGCGGTATTTGTGGTGCGCGGGTGTATGCGGTCGGACCTGATGCAATCACATTGCCATCAGCATCGGTCATAGGGTTGGCCAGCAGATACGGGTAATTCTCAACGTTGTCCTTGGACCATGAGAGTTCGTGACCTGCAATCTGCTCAGGCGAGAAAATGGGTTTCTCCACTTGGGAAAGCGCGCTCAACTCGCCGAGTTTAGACAACTGCATGTTCTTCAGGCGCTGAACGTCTTTTGCCAGCCTGACGTGCCCCATGCAACGCTCAATTCCGTCAACGTACCAGCGTTTTGCATAGACGGGCACAATCGGGATGACCGCTCCTGCGATTTCTCCTAGATCCTCCAGTACCCCACCACCTGACAAAATGTATTTGCGTACCAGTTTGCGGGTGATCGGCTTTTCCTTGATTAGCTCGCCACCGTCGTCGAGGATTTCCAACTGCTCTTCTGTCTCGCCTTCAGATTCGAGGAATCGCTGCTCTTCACCGTCAATCGTGCGGTAGATCAGCACCTTGTCCCGTTTCTTGACGACCCGGTAATACTCAGCGACATAAACGATGTCATCAGGTGCCCAATCAAACTCCCGGTTATTGATCGTCCTGCCCCAGGTGTCAGGGTCGTCGCCATATTCTTCCTCGTAGGCTTGACGAGACATCGGCGTGAGAACAAAGCAACGTTTTGCGTCTGACTTGTCCTGTCTGCGCGCATCGAGATCAAAAAAAACCGTAGCGTCAGCGTCGAATATCGGCTCAATGATGATTTTCTGTTTATCGTCCTCGATGTCCTCTTCATCATCCTCAACAGCTCGCAACCGCCAAGCTCCAAAGCCGCCGCCGACTGCCTCCTCAAAAGCGTTGTCATACGCCTCGTTGGCATTACTGTCCTGCTCGGTTGCTCGGTACAGTCCATCACATACGTCGGCCATGTGTTCGTTAGGCGTGCCGTCCGTACTCACATAATCAACCGTTATCCGGTTCGCCCGGTACTCGTTGAAGATCCGAATAACGGACAAGTGGATTTTGTTCACCTCGAATTTCGGCTTGTTGGTAAATTGCTCACCCAACGCGCCTTCCCATTGCGCCCCGGCAATCGAATAAAATCTCCGATCCTGCAAGCACTGTTCGCGCTCATCTTCCAGCGCCTGGATGATTTCATCGAATTCCGCGATTGCTTCATCATGGATTGCTTTCAGTCTTTCGGCTTTTGTTTTGGCCATGCTTGTTACCAATTGTGCGCAGTTGGAATGAGTTTAGCAGCAGTCGGCTTTTTCACTGCCTGTGGTTTGATCAGCATATCACTAATAGCATCCATCGCCGGATCTACAAGATCGTCATGCGATGCGTTCGGAAATTGACTGTGTTCTCGGACAAAATCAGATAGCACATGATGGCGCTCAGGTAGAAGGACGTTCCCGCATTCGATATGTGGCGCTGAGTCCATTGCCCTGGTGACCTTATCCCGGTTGCGCTGAATGGCTCTGATCGGGATGCCTTCGCGTTTTATCGTCTGTATCAACCCTGTCCCGGATGATTTATCCTCGACTGCCATATACCTCAGCACACCATGCGTGATTCCGATATCGGCCTTCTGCTTGTCCCAGAATCCCCTGGCTTGCTGCAACAGTTCAGGCGCCTCCCACGTCCCCCGGATAGCGTCAATCAGCACAATTTGGCCTGATGCCGTTTTGCCCCAGCACTCAAACACACTGAAATCGTTATGCTCTGCGGTTTTCTGTGCTGTGTCTGCGTAGATAGCGCGCCATTCAAGCTGTGGCAGTTCGTCGTAATACCGCCACCAACCATCCTTGAATATCCCGCCGCCGATCGGGGCCGGGTTCTGCATGTATTGACCGGCGAAACGATAGCTATCCGATGCAGACATCCGGCGAAGGTCATCAATAGGGAATTGCTCCTCCCAGAATGACTCGCTCAGATTGTCATCGGCTGCCGGAATTTTCAGGTGCTCCCATTGCTCGCCATTACCGCCATCCAGGAGGAACCCGGAAAGATCATCCTCGTGCAGTCGCTGCATGATGACAATAATTGGGGTTTCCGGTGAGTTTTTCCGACTCTCAATGGTCGTTGAAAACCAGTCAATGACGTTATTCCGCATAACGTCGGACGATGCCTCACCCGCTTTATGAGGGTCATCTATTATCAGACAACCGCCAAACGTGTCGCGCATTTTGCCAGCACCGTAGCCGGTAATGGTGCCATCTGCGCCCGTTGCATACACGACGCCACCGGAATTGGTACGGAATTCGTCCTTTGCATTGGAGTCAGCAGAAATCCCGATATTCCCGAATATCTCGGTAAACGCCTCATGCTGAATGACTGCCCTGGCCTGATAGGTGTTATTTGTCGCGAGACGCTTTGAGTAGCTGGCGTGAATAAACTCCGAATCAGGAAAATTGCCCATGCACCAGGCAATAAAATTCACCACGGCAATTTCTGTTTTCCCGGATCTCGGCGGAATATTGATGATCAGGCGATTGGTTTTCCCGATAACCACCCGTTCGAGGGCTTCGCAAATCCTGTCCTGGTGGGAGTTGTGTTTAAACTCAGCCCCTTTCCGCC